ACCCCAGGTTTTACCTGATTCATAATCTACTTTATTTGGTACTGCTAATGTAACAGCATTTTCCATGATTTCAATTATTTTTTTAGCCTGTTCTGGAGATTTAACAGAGATATCTAGTTCATCATGTATCTGGATATGTGGTATAATTCCTTCATTATATAAATCTAGCATCGCTTTCTTGGTCATGTCCGCTGCGGAACCTTGAATTAATTTATTTAATGCTTTGTAAGTCATAGCTCTTTTAATTCTTCCCCGACCATAGGTTCGTTCTGCCTCTTCAAGAGTCATTGGTGTATGCATACCAAATGTTTTTGGTTCCCATTTATTAAATCTACATCGTCTACCTAATAAAGTTCCAAGAGATCCAGAAATTTGTACATCCGCTGAAGTTCTATTCATTAGTTCTTTAACAAAAGGTACATTCTCATGATACTGATTAAATAAATTTTCCGCTTCTTGTTTCGTACTCAAACCAAGTTCAGCTTGTAATTTTGCTTTCCCCATACCATAAAATAATCCTAAGTTAATAGTCTTTGCTTGGGATCTAGAGATGCCCGCCATGTCAGCAACCGTTTGATGAAAGTCTACCTCATTGTTTTTAAATTTTTCTACCATCTTAATAACAGATTCATTAAAACAAATAGGTTCTGTAGAAGCCGCATAGTGAACAACCAATCTAGGTTCTTGCTGTGAATAATCAAAACAACCCCAAGTATGATTTTCTTCTGGTAAAAACAAACCTCTAATCATAGGACCTAATTCTTTATTACGCGCTGGAATTTGTTGTAAGTTAGGATTAGAATAACTAAATCTACCGGTAACGGTTCCCCCTTGATCAGATCGAATAGGGTTAATATCCGCATGAATACGTCCTTTATGAGAGTGTTTTAAAATAGTATCAATAAAAGTAGTGTGAGCCTTGTTTAACTCCCTAGCTTTTGCTATCTTCTGTACTAAAGGATGTTTATGTTCTTGAAGAAAATTTTTAGTGAAAGAAGGAGCCTGTGTTTTCTCTGTTAACTCATAAGGTAAATTTAGTTTTTGAAAAACTTTGGCAATGGATTTTGCTGCCCATATTTGAGTGTCTATTCCTGTTCCTTGTTGTACCTCTCTTAACAATATTTTTTCTTGTGTTGATAGTTTTTCTTTCAATTTGTGAGCGCTTTCAACATCTACTCTCACGCCTTTAAATTTCATATCAATCAAACAAGGAAAAAGTTGAGTTTCTAAATCAAATATTTCTGTTAAATTTTGTTTGTTAATTTCTCTAGATAATACTTTAAACAATTCTAAGGTTAGTTCCGCATCTTTTTCTGCATAGCTTCCTACATACATAGCCGGAAGTTTATACATTTCTGATTTTGCATCTACTCCAGCTGCTTCGGCTGCTTCTTTTAAACCTCGTTCATCTTTAACTTCTCTTAGATATTCATAGCCAATACTATTTAAAGTATAAGAGAAACGATTCTCATCAATCAAAGATGACATCACCATAGTATCTACAATATGGCCATTGATGTGGATCCCCGCTGCTCGAATCCAGCACACATCATACATAGCATTGTGAAATATTTTAGCGGCATCGGTTGCGCACACCTCTTTAAACCATTCTAATACAATAGTTTTATCTAGGTTTCCTTCTCTATGAGCGATAGGATAATAACCAGACCAGCCTTCTACGGCTACTGCAATACCAATAATTTCTCCGTGACCAATAATGGCCCCAGATCCTTTTGTTTTTAAATCAGGATCTCTGGTCTCTAAGTCAATCGCAATATATTTTGCTTTACTTAAATCTGGAAAACTATCTGGACATATCCACTCTGTTGCTGCTTCAAACATAAAAATAAAAATAAATAACACACATGGTTACTAAAAGAGCAAAATTCATGTAAGGCTCCACCCGATTTTATTTCTAAGACTCATTTTTTAACCTTTCTATTTCTAATTCACAATAATGAATTACCTTTTTTAAATCTTCCACTCCGTTTTTATCTTTATAACGAACCACGTACTTGATAACATTTCCCTGAAAGAAACTCAAGTCATTCGCAGTAATAAAAGTATAGGGTTGAATTTTATGTTTAGAATAATGATTTCCACCTTCTTGCCTAGAGGTTGGAAACAATCGGTCCATATCTTCTTTAGTCGTCATATGTTTTATACTCCTTTTGTAGTTGTTCAGATGGATAATAGACATCAACATGAGAATGACATTTCGGACACGATAAATTAGTTACCATTACATAGTCCTCATCTTCTTCTTCAATATCGTGGTCTCCTCCCCAAATTAGTTCTTCGTTGCAATGCCAACAGTTCATATTATTTCTTCTCCTATGTTGTATTGGTAATCGTAATCATGATTCATGATGTACAATGTTTCTTTGGCTCTCGTTACTCCCACAAAAAACAAACGGTGTTCTGTGTCTTTATCTCGGAGAGCCGAGTCATAGATAATTTTTTCTAAGTCTGTAAATAAAATAACATTATCGCACTGTTCTCCCTTTACTCCATGAATAGTAGATATTTTAATTCTAGAAGGTTGGCTTAAATCTTCTCCTCGTTCTAACAAATCTTTAATATATAATTTTTGTTCCTCTTCTATGTTTAATAGCTCCCAGCTGCCCGTCACTTGTAGCCCGTGGTTAAGCATAAGCTCATCTAAATCAACCGTGTCTAATCCCTCTAAAGACTTGCCACCAGAGAATCTAAACTTAACCTGTTCATCTTTATAAGTTAAATATTCATATACTAATTGTGCTTCACTAGCAGAAACACTAGCACCTTTGTTTAATCGATCCCAAATATTAATAGCTTCAATAAGTTCTAAAGGTAGTAAAGGATTATATTTACAATTAAATCTGTGTCCTAATGTCAGCATATGATCCACAATAGGTTTCATTTGATTATTAGTTCTGGTTAATATCATCCAATTTCCTTTACTAAAATCAATATGTTCTAAAGAAGCATCTTCGATAACTTCTCCTTCAGCGTCTCTTGGTATCCAAACCTTATCTCTTCGTTGCTCTACGTTAGATAAGATGCTCATAGCTACTCGATGCACGCTTCTAGGGACTCGTCTAGATTGCTCCTGTGCATCTAGGGTCCCTTTTAGATTAATAAAAATAGTAGGATCAGCACCTTGAAACGAATAAATTGTTTGATCGTCATCCCCTGCAATATAGGAACGCTTACATCGGGATTCAATGTAAAAAAACATATCCCATTGCAAGGGACTTAGGTCTTGTGCTTCGTCAAGAAAGACTGCGTCGAGGGAGGGACATTTATCTTTCTTAACAAACTCGGATATCATGTCTGAAAATTCATACATGTTAAAATCTCTTTTATAATCGTCTAAGTCCTGTTTAATCTGATGACATAAACCCATATCAATAGAATCAATAATATCTAATTCTAATGCCGCATCTTCTAGTTCTGTAATTTTTTTAGATTTAGCATATTCAATAACTTTCATGTAATTGTTTCTATATTCAGGTACCCCATTATCTCCCGTAACGGTTTCAAATTCTAAGTCCCTACAAATCTGAGAATAGTTTTTAAAACCATTCCAGTTATTTCCCTGTAGCAGTTGGGTGTTAGTATTAATTTCTAGTTCCCTAGTGCCTAAAGAATGTAGGGTGCTAATGACAATATCTTTACTAGGATATAATTCTTTAATTCTTTTTCTTGCTTCATTAGCTGCTGCATTACTAAAAGAAATATAAATAATTTTACTAGGATCTGTTGTGATCAATTCATTAGCTAGATGGTGATTAATCAAACGATAAGTTTTTCCTGTTCCCGGAGGTCCTGGAATAATAGTTCTATTTAAAGGGAGCATCTTTAGCTTTGTTCTTTCTTATATTAATTGAGTCTAACTCAATCTTATTTACTTCCCAAATTCTTTCTGTTTTTTCATCTATTTTCTTAAATACCTGCTTACCATCAAATAGATTCTGCACTAATCTCATGGTCTTATTTTTTGGATAAGTTTTATCTGGCCAAGACTTAGTTCTAATTAAGGATCTCCAGAAGTCTTTCCATCTAAAATAACAAACACCATCTTCCACAAATGCTTTTGATTTTTTAATATCGGACATAGATTTACCAGGCGCCCTACTTACAAAATCTACTAATACTTCTTTTAATTGAATATCTATTCTCATGTCATCGGGAGCCGGTAAGGGTTCATCCATCTCGTTTAATAATTTAGAAATCATTTTTCTCCATGAGAGTTTAGAAATAGGAAGTAAGGGTTTATCTAGTTGAGTTAAACAAACAACAGAAAATTTTTCTGGATCATGTAATATCTCAGGCTCTACTTCTAATGTTTCTCCATCTACAGTTACAAAAAATAAAGGTGGATCCGAATCTAGCTTTTTAATTTGTGTAATCTCTGGCATAGCTGCACCTTCTTTCCCATACTTTCTAGTATGACAAAGTTTTTCCTGACAAAATCCACAGATAGGTTTGTCGTTACATTTGTAATCGTAATTCTTTTTTTCAATAGAGTTGATAACACTGATTACATCATTAGCTTTTAGGGGAGGATTAATATATCTTGGTATGTTATATTCTTCAACTTTATTTTTCCAAGTATCTGGATTAACTTTTCTTAAATAAACTCCGATATTAAATAAACCATTATTTCTTCCTGCATGATCTACATCTTCTCCTTCTACAATAGCCCCATTAGATAATATGGTTTGTAAACAAGGTGGTCCATCAGGAAAAATAGTTTCTTCAGTTTGATTCTTTTCAAATTGAACATCTATTAGTTGATTTTTTGTTAAAACATGTTTATCATAATAAGCCGAAAATTCTTCCATCTTTAATGCTTTGCCTGCATCATCAAATGCATAACGAACGGAACGATTTCCACCATGATAAGGCATATTTAAAAAATTACCCACATCTCCTCGTTCTGCTTTCACACTATTTTGTTTAGGAAATATTTCCGTCTTTGCATATCCTAATACAGATGCCATTGCTTGCAACTTGGCTCTCATTAAAGATGCTGGTACAAACTCACTAGTAAAACAAAACACGTGGGCGCCACCTGATTTAGATCTACAGAGAATTAAAGGTAAATTTAATTTTCTTATTTTTTGTATGAAAGCAGTATGATCAAAATTATATACATCAATGTCCATCGCTCCCCACCTACATTCGTTGTTCTCGTTAATAGGAACAATTCCTAAAGCGGGTTCTACTCCATCAATATGTGATTGCCATAACTCATTTGTTATTGGCTGTTTAATAGTAAATGATCTTACTTCTTGTTTTCCGTTTGGTCTAATCTCGGAAGTTTTTTTAGTTTGACCGTAGGCAGTTTCCAAGCCTTTAAAAATTTCACGTAATCTTTCTAACATATATCCCTCTTAAATTTCTTTGGGTGGTATTGCTACCACCCAATTGTCTTAATTACTTGCTTAAACTTGCGTTAAAGTCTTTCGCTCTTTGATATAAAGTGACATCTACGACAGGTCCTACTGTTTTCACAGCATAACCATACCAAGAATTACCTTTACCCGTATTTAATACGGTAGAAATGTTATACAAGTGACTGTAAGAAGCTGGTGTAAAAGAACCATTTTCATCTTTTAGTACTTGAGACATTTGTAAAGACTGCCACTTTCTACTTATTTTACCTTGAGAAGAACTCATAGATATCAAAGCAGTTTCAGCCGACCCTCCATCTCCCACGATGAGTACGTAATTTTGATGCACTGTTAAAATATAATTACCGGATTGTAATCTATCTTTACCTGCATCTTTAGTTGTCTTAGTTAGAATATCAGAAGTATCCGGATAAATTTGTTCCGGTCTTCCTGAGCCTGTACCAAAGTCAGCCCATTCTTGATATTCTAATTTGTAGTAACACGGTATTACATTAATACCTGCATCACCTGCATACAGTTTTTTGGTAACTGTATTTAATAACATTCCAGGTTCTGCACTTTCTACGTAATTTTGATTACGCTTTTGTGCTTCTCCTGAACTGTTTTGTAAAAGTTTCAAGATTGGTAAGGCAAGACTTTCTTGTCTTATATTCTCAAAACCTTTCTCGGCGTCTTCTCTAAATAATATAGCAGAAGGCATCGGTGCCGCTTTTTTTACTTGTACTTCGTTCATATTTAACTCCTTGTTATTTTTGTACGGTTACCTTCGTAAGTTTTAAAAAGATCAGAGGGCATCTCTTGTCCAGATTCGAGATACTCTCTGACCACAGCCTTGAGTGTCTGGGAATGTACACCAATTTTCTGGACTGGTTCAAAACCCTGACCTCGTGCAAGGACAGCATAAGTTGCCGCCTTGTTATCTTCGCCACGACCAAAGGTAACAGTGATATCATTTTTAATAATATCACCTCGACCGTTATTGCGAAGCCATTCAAAAGCCTCCTGTTGTCTATCTTCAGGAATAGATGCGCTGTAAAAAGGTTTTACCTCTACAGACTCACCATCTTTTAGCTTTAATTTTGTAATGTTCATTTCTTTCATTATAGCCGGAATTTCAAACTCCGCTAAAACTCTTGCTTGTTCTTTTAATTTTTTAACGCCGTCTTCTGCGTTTTCAATTTCATCTTCTAAATTTTTTAATTGATGAACTTTATCGGTAAGTTGTTTTGGATCAACCACTGCTTTCATCGAATCTATTTTGTCGTCTCTAAAATTTATGTTCATGTTATAACCTTTCTAATATTCTTTCTAATATATAATCCTTTAAAATACGTTTGTCAAGCCTCCGAACTAACTTTTTGATATAAGTCAATTTCAATTGGATAATATCTTCTTTCCTGTTTATCCCACTTCAATAAGTTGTATTTACCGTTAGTAATATCGGAAACAATAGAGCCGGCAACACAAATAATAGCCGGATCTCCTGTTAATAATAAATAATCTTGGGGTGTGTAATTTTGTAGCAGTTTTCGTAATTTAAAAATTAAAGGTCCTGCACTCAAAATCATTTGTGCATTCTCGGGTAATAAAACTTTCAACGTGCCAAATTGGGAAGCACCAATAATATTAATTTTTGGCCTACCTTCCCTACTACCAGGGACATCTTGTATGACGTATACTGTATTATTCATTTCTTGACTTTACATACACTAATCTATATATCTTTTCAATAGAAAGAATAAATTATTATGCATTATAAGTTTAAAAGCAAGCCTTTTGCACATCAATTAAAAGCGCTTGAAATGTCTTGGGATAAAAAAGTATTTGCCCATTTCATGGAAATGGGGACTGGTAAATCTAAGGTTCTTATTGATAATATTGCCATGCTTTACGATAAAGGTAAGATTAATGGAGCTCTTATTGTAGCTCCTAAAGGTGTTTATAAAACCTGGCATGATGAACAGATACCAGATCATATGCCAGAGCACATAGAAAAAGAAATGGTGTTATGGGAATCGGGAGCAGGAAAAAAGAAAGAAAAAGAACTTAATAAATTATTTAAGTCTTCCGACGATCTTCATATTTTAATTATGAACGTGGAAGCATTGTCTACTAAAAAGGGAAAAATATTTGCAGCTAAATTTTTATCTTGCCATGCATCTATGATGGCAGTTGATGAATCTACTACTATTAAAAATCCTACAGCTATTAGAACTAAAACTATTATTGATTTAGGTAAAGATGTTAAATACAAAAGAATTTTAACTGGATCACCGGTTACCAAATCCCCTTTAGATTTATTTACTCAATGTTATTTTTTAGACCCATGGTTGTTAGATCAACAGTCCTACTATAGTTTTAAAACTAGATACGCCATCATGAGACAAATTAATGTTAGCGGAAGAATGATTCAAATTGTTAGTGGCTATAGAAATTTAGGGGAACTATCCAATCAATTAAAACCATTTTCATTTAGATGTTTAAAAGATGATTGTTTAGATTTGCCAGCGAAAACATTTATGAAACGAATCATTCAATTGACCGATGAACAACAAAAAGTTTATGACCAAATGAAAAAACTTGCTCTTGCTGAACTCAATGGAAAATTAACCACTACGGTAAATGCTATCACACAAATTATGCGATTACATCAAATTACATGTGGGCATTTCAAATCTGACGACGGAACTGTTCAAAAATTAAAAAACAATAGATTAGATGAACTCATGGATGTGTTATCAGAAATGGAAGGAAAAGCAGTTATTTGGGCCCACTACCGTTATGACATTGAAGTAATTGTATCAGCCATTAAAAAAGAATATGGGGACAACACGGTAGTTACTTATTATGGAGATACGACTACGGACGACAGACAAAAAGCAATTAAGTCTATTCAAGATCCAGAGAGTCCTGTTCGTTTCGTTGTAGGTACTCCACAAACGGGGGGTTATGGAATTACCTTAACCGGCGCGTCTACCATGATTTATTATTCTAATGGATATGACTTAGAAAAACGACAACAATCGGAAGCTAGAATAGATCGTATTGGTCAAACTAGAAATATGACTTACATTGATTTGATTGCAGAAAAAACTATAGATGAAAAAATAGTTAAAGCATTACGAGACAAAGTAAATATAGCCACCCAAGTTATGGGCGAGGAATTAAAGGAGTGGATATAAATATCCATTCTTCAGAATTATAAGGTATCATTAATTTATTATAGTTGTAATTAGCCATATATGGGAGGTACTGCCGTATTGTCAAGCGTCTATCTCGCGTGTCTACGTTGAGATATGGAAGACTTTTTAAAGATATTTAGTTGGAATTGGTATATGACCCAATGTTTTTCCTTTGTTGGATCCCTCTTTGATAGTGTATCCAGATCCATTGGTATTGATGTCTACTTCTTTTCTATTATTAAATAATATTTTGCCAGTCTGTTCTTTAATTTTTTCATTGTAATTTGATAGCGGTTTGATAGTTCCACCACCAATATCGGTTAAGTTATTTTCTCTATCTAAAAATTTATAGTCTATTTTAGTAACTTCAAAATCTTCTGTAATTTTTTTGCAAATAGTTTCAGGATCAAATGCCCCACAAGAATATACATCAAATTGCATTATTGCTGGAGATGGTTCATCCCAAACATGCATAACAATATGAGATGTTTCAATAATGGCTGCTCCCGTAATTCCACGATTACCTGGCACGTCATGATAAACAACATAAGGACCCATTAAAACTTTCATGTTAATAGATTTAATAAAATCTCCTAACCAATTAGTTAGGAATGCAACATCCATTGGGGGACTTACTGCTTCAGCGCGAATAATTAAATGTTTATGAACTAATACTTCGCCCGCCATCTCGTTCTCCGTTAGTTGCCAGTAGATTTAAAAATTGCAAGAACTGCAGCCAATAATCCAGCTATCAAAATGTATAAAAGTTTGTTTATTTTACCTTCTGTACTTTCTACTTTTTTTTCTATTTTAGAAATAGAACAACCCATGTGTTTCAAATGGTTTGTTTTAATAATGTTAATATCTTTTTTTAAACCTACAACATGGCCATATAGAGCCACTAAGTGCTCTCCAGTTGTTTTTGGTGTTTTACCGTTTGCCATTTAACTTAATCCTCTGTGTTGTAGTCTAATTTGTTTCTCACTTTCACTTAATAAAGCATTCTCACTCGGCGTCAACCCTTGATTTAATTGTGACATCTGTGGCATCGGAGGGCTAATTATTTGAGGATTTGGCATAGGTTGCGGAGCTAAAGGTGGCACCTGAGTCACCTGCTGCTCGCTGCTAGCTCCTGGAAGCGAGCCTTGTCTATCATCAAACATCCAGTCTTTAGGATTAATATAATCATAGAAATCTGCTCCTAGAGGTATATCTTTCATTGCGTTTCGCAACTCTCTAACAACGTCTTTGGTAGCATCATCGTAGGGCTCATCAAATGTTAAGTTATCAAAATTATCCTCTAATTTTTGGTACTGTTCTTTGTATTTTTTTTGAATAGGTTTAGATATTTCAAATGGATAAAAATACCCTCGTGCAATTTTATTAAAAGCGTTACGTTCTTGTCTTTCATCAAACTGTTTACGCATACTTTCCGCGGACATATCCAAGGTATAACCGGCTTCAATTTCATTAGCCATTTTATCCATGACTTTATATCTCTGTGCATTAGCTACGATATACCTTTGAATAATATCGTTGCTAGAAATTTCACCACCTTTTAAAGTATCACCAGTTAGTAATCCTCTTGTATTTCTAATTCCTTTTTTAAATTCATAGATTTTAAATTCAATGTTTTTTTCAGGTTCTACCTTCATAGCTCTAAGCCCATACATTCCAGCAAGTTCATCATACACATTAAATTTTTGACCACGTATGTTTGGCTTGTTTTGTAAAGATAAAATTAAACGTTCCATTTGTTGATAGGAAAGAGGAGCTGTATTTTTAAGTGTATAATTTAAAGCTTTTGAAAATTTTTCTCCATCAGGAGCCTCCGGATTCCATAAATTATTTCCTTCTGAAGTCTGTCCGTTTCTTGCATATAAACTAAGCATAGTTTCATACCAAATGGATGGTTCAAAATAAGGGGCTATAAATCGTTTAAATCCTTGAGCTAATCCATCAAATACACTTACCTTTAAAGGCGTTCCCGGTTTAAAAGTTCTATCTTGTGCAGTTTGAGCAATTACAGCTTGAATAGGATTCGTGACGGTATCATAAACAAAAGCCCCACTAGCATCTATATATTTCCAAGTTCCATCTTCGTCTCTCGTAATAAACAAACTAGTTCCTTTCGCATAGGGTGCTAACGATAAAGTTCTAATAGCAGATTCTATTTCTTCTGTTCCTCCATATAACCCTCGTAAGATATAATTTGTAGCAGGAATTATTCCTCCCACCGTTGCTCCAAAAGATATTAATCTTTTTTTACCTACATAGGAAAGAACAGGGTCTGCACTTTCTTTTAGTCCCAAAGAATAAATATTTCCGGCAGCTCTAGTTACTTCTGCAGGAAACGACACAAAGTTACTAAAAGGAGTTTTTCTCATGTTTTTAACAAAATCACCTACTCTAGAATAATTAGGCACCGTGTCCCTTACAATTTTAGTAGCCATTCTAAGAAGTTCTAATTCAGTTGGCATTTTAGCTATAGTTCCTTTTTTGAATGCAGCTTTATAAGCGTTGGTGTATGTGTCGTTTTCTTGTAGTACGTTAAACACTTTCCAAAAATCATCTTCCGCAACATATAGATCTGCCGCTGTCTTATAGGTTTTTTTTATTCCTTTTCCAAACGAACCAAAAAATTTCATAAATATATCTCCACCTTTACCCATGTCATCTAACATTCCGGCAATTTCACTAGCGTTCATACTGGAACTAACTACATTTTCATCCAATAAAAATTTATAAAACTTTTGATCTTTAGGAGTGTTTCTGTATAGTAATTGAGGTTGTATTGTATTCCATGCTTTTCTAAAATTCCTTATGGTAGTCAAGGGGTTCTTTGTCAAATTTCCGGTACCTGAAGCAAATAAAGAAGAAGTTAAAAAGTTACGAGTATGGGCATAAGGTCCTAAAATAGTTTTAGATATTTGAGTTAATCCTTTTGGAATTAAAATTAAATGTTGATAAACTATGTTTTTAGCAACATTATCCATTAATAAATTTTCTGTAAATTTCAATGCGTCGTCATATTCGGTTGTAGTAAATCTTCCATTTATTGGATTAGCCCAAACGTCTTCTTGTAAAGAAGATTGAATTTTTAAACCTGGATCTTCAATAACTATTTTAGTAGGAAAAGCTTTTTCCGCTTCTATTCTAGTAGGATAAGTAATACCGCGTTCCCCTCGCTTAACCAAGTCATCACTAGTCTTTAACATACTTTGATAAAATTCATCTTTGGCAGTTAAGGTTCCTAAGTCTTGCATAGTATTAACTATAGTACTTCTTAAATCTCTTTTTTGACCAAACAGTCTTTGTAGTTGTCTTAAGTCTGCTTCTGTTTTTACAAAATCAGTAGGTTTAAATCTACCTCCTATAATATTATCTGCTATGTTTACTAATTGAGACTGTTTGTCATCTAAAACACTTAATCTACTAACGATAAATTCAGGAGTTTTAGTTAATGGATTTAGTTTTACGTTTTTAACTATGTTATTAGCCATAATAGTTAATTCAACATCATCTAATTTGACTCCGTTTTCAAGTCCATACCGTTTAAACATATTTTTTAATTGATCCATTGCTTCTGCCGTAGGTTTATACCTTTGAAAAGGAAGAATGCTGTCGTCTGTAAATATTTTATATTCAGACGTAAAAATATTTCTCATACGTTCCGACATAATTTCGCCAAATTTATTGCTTGCTGTAGTAATATTTCCGCCATTTAACAACGTATTTTTAAAAACATTAAATTGATTTCTAGCTTTCATCATTTCTCCTACTAAAGAATTGACTTGATTACCGTTTAAACCAATTTCTTTTGCAAATTCTGTGAATTGATCTAATTTTTTTGCAGGAAAAGATGTAAACACTAACTTACCGTTTTTAACTATGTCGTCTCCAGAAGTCAGTAATTCATCTAACCTTCCTACTAATCTTTTTATCTCAGGAGTACCTTTTCCAATTTTAGCTTCTTTTGCAATATTATATAAAGTCTTATCAATATCCATAATTAAGTCCTTAGCTGTCACTTGACTAGATGTGATCTGTCCTTCTACTCTTTGTAGTCCTTCATATAACTCTGAAGATTTACCACCTCGTGCTCTAAAAGGAGCACCTATATATTTATCCACTAATTGATCTATTTCACTATTACTATACGCGAGGTCTTTCCCTCTAGTAGACAATGCTTGTGCTATTTTTCCCACCCCATACATAATGGGTACACTAATCATAGTGTCCTCCACCCCTATTCTAAATCGATTGGCTAATTTTCTTATAGCATCATCTTTAGCTCCTGGTTTAATTTGTCTATCTAATTTAGTGGGTCCACCAAATTTATCTCCCCAGGATCCAATAGTTTCAATATCGGTTACCATTGCAGTTCCGGCACCACCGCCAATAGCCACTGCAGAAAATTTTTGTTTTCCGCTTAACTGGTTCATTTGATTTACTTTTAATTGAGATTTAAGAATATTTTTATTAGGAGTTACTAATTTATCTACCTTAGCTGCATTAATATAAGCATTGGAAACTTGTTTTGCTTTGAGTCCTGCTTTAATTACACCGGATGCGCCTATTCTCGCTGCCCCATATAATTGAATAAACATTTCGGTAAGTGCACCTACAGCAGTATCTCTGGCTGCTTCTTCTGCGCCTCCTGTCAACTTACCTAATACAGAGTCCTTAAAAGTTTTTTCTAATTTAGCAGCGTCACCTTCACTTAATTTAATATTATCTTCTTTCAATGCATCCGCTATCTCTATAGTTAAAGATACAAATCCATAGGGAATTTTTACTAAACTACTTAAAAGTGCTCCTGTTACACTAGTAAGTACATTAATATCCTGACTTCTTTCTGCAGTACCTGCTGCAATGATTTCATCTAATGTTCTTAAATCTGCGTACTCTTCTCCTTTAATTTCTGGGGGACGGCCCCTAAATTTTGGACCAATCCATTTTCTAGGTCGGCTATAAGTAGTGCCTTCTTGATCCGTTTGAATGGTTTCAACTATATCTCCGAACTCATCGAAGGTGGGTAGGTCTTCTCTTTCGTCAGCCATGGGACCTCCTATCTATTTACCGAGGTAATTTTTAATTGGTTGTAGTCCAGGATACTGTTTAAACACTCCATTGTCAAAAATATATAGCAAATCATTGTCTGGATTTAAATAAGTTCTATTATTTATATAACCAAAACCTTTTTTATTTCTAGGAGCAGGCGCTATGTAAAAACCCTCAGCTGTTTTTTCCATTTTTCCATTCATAACTACCATTGGTTTACTTTTATCTCTTAGTTCCAGAGCTTTTTTAAGATTCTCATCTTTAATTAACCCTTTTAATACATACCTATTACTTAGGCGATCTAATATAGCTTGTGACATAGCATAAGATTTTGTTATTCCATTATCTTTTTCCTTATTCCATATAGAGTTAGCTTCTATTTCAAGTGCTCTTATTTCTTCATTTTCTCTTAAATATTTTTGATCCCCTTGAGCTTTTAACATAGCTATTCTTCTATCATCTTCAGAACTTATGGCACTAGTAATTCCTTGTAGTCTAGCTTGTCTTTGGAAATCACCTTCTCCTTGTGATTCTTTTAAATAATCATCTACAGGTTTTTTATATGATTTTGCTAAAGTAGAAAAAATATTTCCATCCGGTCTTGCAGACATTGTTTCTAATCCACCTTTAATTAATAGGTCTGATAATTTATCATTTTGACTTCGACCTTGACCTGCAAATGCAGATATTAATGCTGCTCTTCCTTGTCCTGTTTTAATGGTATCTGCCATTTCAGGGTATTGTTTCAACAAATCTTCTATATTTGAATCTGCATATTTTCCTCTAGGAACTGCCATACTAACAATACCTTCGTTAGTAGGTCCGCCTTTTCTGAACATGGGTCTTTTTAAAATTTTAGACATTATTTTCCTGTACCTATCCTATCTTAAAAATATTTCCTGGAGAAGGATTAAACGCTTTGTAAATTCCAGCTAATGTTGAAGCAGCCCCCAATCCAGTCTGCAACGCAGTTGGAGATGGAGTTTGTTGCATTTCAGTTCGTCCTGGGTATCCAGCAATTAAACCTGTAACTCCTGCACCATAAGCGTTAGCAGCTTGTAAAGGTTGATATCCTTGTTGATAAGCTAGCTGTTGATTCGCAGTTAGTCCTGCTTGAGTTTGAGCTTGTTGTTGTGCTCCTAAAGTAGATAGTCCCGCAATTTGTGATCCTAACATTTGTTGATTTTGTTGACCTAAATTTATTTGATTTGCAAATTGGTTTTGTGCCATGTTTTGAGCTTGACCATAACCTTGGTTTAATAAATTAGCTTGAAGAGCAGCTCTATTCATATCACTGTTTGATTGGTATTCAGCTCTTTGTACCCCTTCTCTTGCGCCACCAAAAGCTCCAGAACGAATAGCATTATCTGCTAATGGTTGCATTCCTTTTTGAGCTTGAATGTCAAATTGAGATAAAGTGGTGTCCATCACATCTTGTTGATAAGGGGACATGTATTGTTGATAAGCTGTAGGTCCTAAATTTTGTCCCGCCGCTTGTAAATAAGGTTGATATCCTCCAAGTCCTGAAGCTAATCCTTCCGCTTGCCCTTGTAATTGACTTTGTCCAGCAACGAATTGATTGCCGTATAGTTTAGACATGTCTAAACCTTTAATACCTCCTACTGCACTAGATAGATCTCCTAAATAAGTTTCACCGGCTGCTTTTATAAAATCTGCTGGTAGTATCTGAGTTTGTTGTAATTCGGCCATTATGCCATTCCTCCATTTTCAAGTTGTTTCATCATAGCATACATTTTTTGAGCTCCAACATTTGGATCTCCTCCACCTGCATTTTTAACTGCATCAGCTGTAAACACGAATTCATTATTAGATAACATTGCTGGAATATCATCTTCCTTTTCTTTTATACCAATTGGCGGAACAAATCCACCCTGATCTCTATAATCTAGTTCAGATACTCCACTTTGATTTTGTCTAGGATTACCTACAGGCATTCCCATTTGATTTGCTATTTGAGGAGCTGCCATGATACCATCTTGGACAGAATTTCCATATGCGTAACCCATTCTTCCACCTTGTGCCATCATAGACATTTGTGGTTGACTAAAAAAACCTTCTTGAGTAGCCTCTGAAATTATATTTCCTATTCCACCTCCTTGATAACTTATTCTTCCACCATTAGCCGCTCGCACCCCGTAATAAGGATTATTAGCACTAGACGGAAGTTGATATCTAGAAGCACCAGCAGTGTTTTGTAAATTTGCATTTAAAGTTGTTTTCCATTGTTCTACTCTTGCATTATATTCTTCCATAGACTCACCAGGCTTTTGTTCCGGTTGTCCACCAGACATCGCTCCACCTATTGCTCCTATTCCACCCGCTATCAAAGATCCTGTACTTGGCACTAAACTACTAGCTATACTTCCAACTGAACCAAAAGAAGCCGGTAATAATTGATTAATTCCTTGTGTAAGACTATTTCCTAAAAGAGAATTACCTAAACCAAATTGTCCACCTCCTCCTAAAAGTCCAGAAGTAGCCGCTTCAGATCCAAATGCAGGTGCTCCAGTTAATGAAAAACCTCCAGGAGATAATCCAAATCCACCACCGCCCGCGTAAATAGCTGCAGCCATTAAAGCCATTTTTCCTAAATCACTTGACGCAACTTTTTTAACAACATTAGCTACACCCTTAACGGCTCCCGAAATTCCTTTAGTTATTCCTTTAAAAAAACTGCCGAATCCATATTGTTCTCTATCTACTAATCTTCCAATTCCTCCGGAAGCATAACCCATTCTTCCACCAAATCTCGCTTGAACTCTATTCTCATCGGATACTTCTTGCATACCTCCTTGTGCAACCGCTTGAATCATTTGTTTTGCAATTCTAATTGCTTCTTCTTGTGGAATACCTTCATCCATTAACATTTTAACAATAGTAATTATTGCTTGTTGTGGATCCATTTGTGGTTGAGCTTGTGGTTGAGCTTGTGGTTGAGCTTGCATCTGCTGAGGAGATGCTTGCATCATATCTTGATTATCTTGCATAGATTGTTCATCTTGCATTTGGTAATCCTCTTGCATTCCTTCTCCACCCATATTATAAAATTGTCTATTCATCTGTGATCTAGATATCATACTCTTTTTAAATTGTTAATAATAAGGCAGGTGCAAGAGTCCTGAAAACGTTTAATTTATACTAATTTATATCGTATTACAAGTTCGTTTTTGTGCCTAAAGGTAGATCAGCTACATAAATTTTAACACTTCTAGAAACATGCTCTGGCTTAGTTTCAGTGCCTTTATTTTGTACATCTGCTAGTGCTTCTGCATCAGACATATACTCGGTTCCGTTTATTAAATTAATTAAGGTTACTTCTACCTTAGGAGTAATAATGGGTACTTTTTCCCCCTCAATCATTTCATATCTAAGTGAAGCTTCTTGTTCTATAAACGGCATTATCTGTCCTCCCTGTTCATTTCTAATATTGCAATAGTGCCGCTCATCTGATCCGCGGCTGCTGCTTGTAGTCTTAATACATCATTTTCTTCTAA